GAAAAGCTTTACCAGATGAGACCCGACCCTCATGGATAAAGATTACGACGATCACTATGGTCTCGAGCTTTATGCAAGTGATTGACATAAAGCGACTCCGAAGCACTTTCGAGAGGATCGGTTCCTATAAGATGCGACGCGAGGGGACGAACACTGATGGTTTTGAGTGGACACTGAAACCCACTACATTTTATAACCAGGTGACACTCACCTACCATGACACGTACAGTACCAAGTCTGTAAAAGTGTTCCCCAATGGAAGTATTCAAGTTGCGGGGTGTTGTGACCTCTTTGACTGTAAGCGTATCATCACCCAACTCATCCAGATCTTCAAGACTTTTTTGGATATGGAAAGTAGTATTTCCAGTGATTCCTTTCGAGTTGTCATGATCAACTCTAACTTTAGTCTCAACTACAATGTCAACCTCATGAAGGTGGCTGACTGGTTCGAAGAGTACAATGACATCTTCAAGGTTTCTTTCGAACCAGATAGATACTCGGCGGTGAAAATTAAATTTAAACCAGCCCATGAGATGAAAGAGATTACTTGCAGTATCTTCAGTACTGGGAAGATTATTATTACTGGTGCAGAGACTCTAAAAGAGATTGCATTTGCTTACAATATCATCAACCAGCACATCAATGAAAATGATGATATTCGAGTGTCTCGTACAGAGGAGACTGACGTCTTTGATATTTTCTTGGGGTACAAATGTGACCCTTTTATCAAAAAGCTCAGAGAGAAGGGGTTTGAATCTTGGATGAAGACGATTACGAACCGACAAATTAATTTCTGATGTAATAATAACAAAATGTCTCAGCGACTTGGTATGGCCGACGGTCGGTGTTTCACCATGAACTCTTCAGCCCAACTCTTTAACAACTATATCATGAAACAGAACAATATTTCATTCGAGGACAACTATTCGTACCGCCAACTCCTCCAAAAGCAGGGCCCCCAAGTGATGACCCAAGTGCAGGAGCAACAGGGTAAGGCGAACTGCAACGATTGCAACGTACCCCTCCTCAAGATGCCCGATGTCTATTAACTGAGCGAAATCACGAAAAAAACTTTAAATCCTCCCTATAGAATGTCGACGTGTTCTATATGTCTCGGTGAAGTCAGATCGACGAGGACAAATCCTCCGATCCGATGTGGACATATATTTCATTCCCACTGTCTACAGGGATGGAAAGACCGAGGTAAGAATACATGTCCAACTTGTAGAAAGGTATTTGATGCTTCTCCGTTTAAAATCACGGTGACGATTCAAAACAATTACACAGCAGAGGCAAACTCTGTGTCCTTGAACGAAGAATCTATATTTGACATACTAGACCTATTTGATATCAATTTTGATGTCGAAAATTTACCCGACCTAGACAGTATTCTTACGGACCTTGGGATGAGTCTTACCGACTTTGATCCCAGTGTTTTTCACGCAGAAGGATGAACAGTACTTTTCATAGTTTAGACCTGGATAGTTCCGCGAAGCTTTACGGGGATCCATTATAACCTTCCCCTTCGCATCAGTCAGAAGTGGTCCAGTAGCCCACCCACGCTTGTGACTGAATACGGTCGCCTTGAATAGGATACGCTTACCAACTTTAAACGAACCAGCCTTCGATACCCGCGACACTGGAACCTTGAAGAATTTGGAAACGGATACAGCGGTATCACCTGGTTTGATTTTATACTCAATTACACTATGTTGTTTGTAAAAGTGGAAATCGCCTTGACGGATGTAATTCATTGGACGCCCAGGCGACACAAACATCATAACTTTATAGTATCCCTTTTTACACTTTTCAGTAGCGTCGACCCTGTACACCTTCTTAGGGTTATCGGAGACGACACGGTTTGGAAGACCTGTGCAATGGGTATACGTATGATTTCCATTTGAGAGTCCCGATCGGTCACCAGGAATAGACTTTTGCCACCTGTATGCTTCATAGTCACCCACTGCATAGGCGTAACAGTTATTATTACCAATACCCGTCGTCGTTCCCCACCTCCGATTCGTATACAGAGGCTCGGAACCACTCGGTGGCGGTCCCTTCATTTGTAATGTAACCAGAAAAAAATATCAGTACATAACAAATGATTCAAGAAGTTACCAAGGCTCAATCCAAGTCTGACGCGTTCACCGAGCTCCTCGTCTTTGTGCTTACCGTACTCGTCAGCACGTTCCTCCTCCGTCTCGTATGGAACCGGTCTCTCGTGAAACACATCACCGTGCTCAAGCCCCTCAACACCTTGCTTGATGCTTTCATTCTCGCACTTTCCCTCCAGGTTGTGCGTGGCATTTAAACTTCCTTGTACCCAACAGTCTTCTCACCCTCGGGGCTGACAAGAGTGGGATACGCATCCATACCTTTGCACCCCTCTTTGTCACAATCGACGAAAGTGTGAGGTTTACCACTCTTCTTCATATGTTCTAACTGCTTACGAGTCCAACCACAACCCATGGTCCCGTAAACAGTCCAACCCTCCACAACCTTCGTGGCCTGTCCAGTCTTCATGAGAATAATGATGTTGATCAGTGCGAGAATAATGAACGCGAGCATTGTTTTATATCATAACTGAACATTTATTTTCGACGGATAACAAGTTTTGGTTTTGCTTTCATCGCCGCAATCGCGCGAGCCATCGCCGCTTTTTGATTGACTGGTGTTATAGGTTTAGGAGCTTGTATGATAACTCGTGGTTGGGATTTCTTCACGGGGATCACCATTTGTAAGGCTGTTTCACCAGTAAAGAAAGGTTTCGAGAGAACAGTCTCAAAACTTGGAATCGTATGACTCTTATTACCGCGAAGCCTGTACATCTTAACCTTTTCTGACATTCTATCCAGATATTCGGGTGATAATAGAGACTGTACGAGAGATTTCACGCGTCTTTCTGTCATGTTATGAGGTTGTATCGTCAGACCATACATGGTGTTCAAAAAAAAGTGTAAATCATAAAACTTATCAGACTTTCTAGAGATTCCGATGTTTTTGTAATTGTTGGTATTAATGAGAGGATTCTTAATTCGAGGAAATACAGAAAATCCAAAATCAATTATCACCGCCTCAACACCACCATTAGAAATTGTATATTTTTTGTCTTTCAACTTAATTTGAATATCCTTCTTGGGAACTGGGCGCACTAAAACATTTCCACCATGAAGATCGTGATGCCTAAACCCTGGATACTTTTCCTGAATGCGGTACAGGTTATATAGCACTTGCGCCATAACAGACTTTGTCGCTTCTAGGGTGGGTCTAGTTTCGAACCATTTGTTAAGTTCTTGTCCTCTAATGTATTCGGAATAGAGAATGTCTTTGTTGTCACATGTTTTATACAAGTACATTTTGGGGACAGCAAAACCTTCCAACTTTTTTGCAATTGTGTATTCCATTTTTGGATTGATAGTGTCAAGTGCATTCTTATACTTTGCGAGTGGGATGTTATCAGTCAACGAAGGTGTCTTAATTTCTTTGTAGACGATGTACTTCTCACATTTATCATCGACACATCCACGATAGACCTTACCGTACTCACCTTCACCAATTTTTACGGCTCCCTTGGTCATCGTTCCATCTTTCTTTTTCAACCAGAGGTGTGACGCAGGGGCGCACGCCTTTTTACCCCTGAGTATTTTCTTTAGGGTAGCGTTCATGATACTATTACATTACATATTTTTGTAGTTTGTCGATACACTCAACATAGGCTTCGTCTGTGAGAACACCCCTTCTTCTCAAACTTTTGTAATGTTTGGCGACAATTTCGATATTCGATTTCATCCATTGTATTTTTTCTTTATTGAGTTCCTGATTTTTATGAATCCTCATACACTCACCTTCGTGGATGATTGCCTTACATATAGAACACCCTCTATTTAGGGTTCGTGTATCTTGACAGACACATTCGTCACCAAGACTGCACTGACCCCCAACCAACCATCCATTCATCCCCGCACCAAAATCTGTGTGCACAGCTTTATCATGTCCCAGAATGATAGAGACATTTTCCTGAACGGTTCTGGGAATACATCCATCACATTTAAACACATCGATATGAATTGGACCATCAAAGTTAATTTCATTGTTAACATTTACTAAACCGAGATTCATTATTATATTCGTAAGAAAATTAATTAATCTTACCAATATGGTTTTTTAAAGTGTATATAATTTGAAATTTACTCATCAACCTCTTCTTCGATCTCTTCCTCAACCTCATCCTCTGGGAGATCGAGACCTTGGAAGGCGAATGAAGGAAGTTTGACAGACTGTTCGAGGAGCGTCTGTTGAAGGCGAATGGTGACACCAAACTTATTATCGATGAACCAAATTTGGTTGAGATCAACGATGGCCATACACTTCTGCCCCTTCTCGATAGTGTCAAGGGTGACAGGCTGCTTCTGCATCGAGTACGCTTCGGGTACAAAAGTCCCATCGGGTTTGGTGAGAACCTTGAGTTTGATAGTAGAGGGATACTGCTCCTTACCGGGGCGAATCATAGGCTTGTAGAGGGCCTCCTTGAGAACAGCTACATTGAACTCCTTCCCGAGCCACTCCTTGGAGTTGGCAGCGACAGTATTCACGATAATGTCATCAAGCTCCTTGAGCTTGTCATGGAGCTCCACCGCCTCGGCATTATCGGGGTCGAAGGAAAGGTCCAGGGAATAGGATGTGCGTCCAGTACCTTCATCAGTGAAAGAACTCAGGCCATATGGGGATCGCATGAAAGGGAACTGAATGTAGAGTTTCTTGTTGTCGCCGGCGTTGAGATAGACGGCCTTGCCGCCATTTTTGTTTTTACGAAGTTTCGAAAATTGCACAGACTTGGCAGAGAAATCGGAGGAGCGTTGGATAGTGAGCGACATTGTTTGGTGGTTATATATATCTTAGGGGGCTCGACTTTAAGTAAGTTTTTTTGTTGGTATATATCAAAAGTAATAATGGGTCTTTTTAAAGATTGTGGTTGTGGCTGTAACGGCAAAAAGCAGGAGAACAAACTTGTCATCTCCATCATCTCTGGTTTGACATTTTTCATCGTGGCAAACCCAGAGACTTTCCGTCTCGTCAGGCGAGTATTGGGTCCCAGGATCGCCACCCCCACCGGATGCCCCTCTACGATGGGTCTCCTCGTGCACACACTAGTGTTCATCCTAATCGTTTGGGGTATGATGAACCTCAAGAAGGAACGCAAAGCCAAGTCGGGGTGTGGTTGCGGGGAAAAGAAAGTGGTGAAGAAGGGTGAGAAGGTTGTCACCGCGCCCCCAGTTCTCATGGTTGAGGTACCCGAACCCACTCCTAATTTTGGGGAGAATCAGGTTGAATTGGTCGACAGTGGTCGTAACCTCGCCCCCATGTCATTGGATTCTGCTGGTGTTCTTTTTTAAAAGTCCTCATCGAAACCAATTTCATCGGAGGTGTCGTCCATCTTCCCGTAGTCCCCCACCCGCTTCTCGAAGAAGTTTGTTTTACCGTCAAGGCTAATATTCTCCATGAAATCGAATGGATTTTTGGAGTTCCATATCGGAGGCTGACCAATCTGCTTAAGTAGACGATCGGAAACGTATTCGATGTACTCAGACATCTTATCAGAGTTCATACCAATCAAGTTACACGGGAGGGCATCAATGATAAAATTTTTCTCAATCTCGACAGCTTCCTTCACTATGGAGTGGATGATTTCAGTCGACGGTTTGTTTCTCAAGAGTTTGAAAAGTTCAACAGCAAACTCTTGGTGAAGCCCCTCGTCCCGAGAAATAAGCTCATTACTAAAACAGAGCCCTGGCATGAGTCCTCTTTTCTTTAGCCAATAGATGGCACAAAAACTTCCAGAAAAGAAGATTCCCTCGACACATGCGAACGCGAACAGACGCTCAGCGAAAGATTTCGACTTGGTATCGAACCACTTCAGCGCCCAATTGGCCTTACGTTCGATACAGGGAACGGTTTGGATAGCCTCGAAGAGTTGTTTCTTCTCGGCACCATCTCTTATATATTTATCGATGAGTTTCGAGTAGGTCTCACCATGCACCATTTCATTATGAGACTGGTAGGCATAAAATGAGCGAGCCTCTGATATCTGCACCTCATCAGCGAAATTGTTATTGATATTTTCAAAAACAATTCCATCGGATCCGGCAAAAAACGCCAGGATATACTTTATGAATTTTTGTTCGTTATCGTTTAGAGTAGTCCAGTCGTCAAGGTCTTTAGAGAGGTCCACCTCCTCAGCAGTCCAATTGGACATCTGAGCCTTCTTATAGAGCTCCCAG